TCAAACGGATGACAGCATCTCGCGCCTCGTCATTCCGTTTGGTGAACCCCATTGCTCCGAGAGCTGCAACGGAGATGGACGCGCCAGCTACTGCGGCGATGATTTCGATCATGGCAGCATTGGCTACTTTTGCATTGTAGCTACTTGCCTTGACCGCGCAGCTTCTTACGGCCTCGCCTACGTGGACGGCTGTTCTGGCCCTGACCTTGGCTGGTGGTTTTAGGGGGTCCGGGTTGGTGCTCGATGCGAGCGGCGCCGGTCTTACTGCGGACGGCCATTAGGTGGCGATGATGCCGATGGTACGCAGCTTACCAAGTAAATCTTCGAGCTTGGCTTCCAGCTCCACGCAGTATTCCAGTAACTCGACAACAGTTGGCGTAGCAGCATCAGCAATGGTCACGGAGCCGTTGGCGGTTGGCAGCGTTCCGGTGGTGGCTGTTGTGGTGATGTTGGCCACTGCTGCGGGCTGCACCACTGGCGTCGCGTTCCAAAAGCTGATCTTTTGTGTTGGCGCGGTGCCGATCTTGCTGCCGGTAGTGGTGCCAGTTGCAATATTAACGGCATCGGGAATCTTGAACAGCTCAGTGAGTGTGATCCGCTTGTTCTTACTGGCAACATCGGACTCGCTGATGTCCACAATGGGCACATAGTCACCTGACGCTGGTGTGGTCAGCGCGGTCAGGTCTGAAATCTTGCGGTTATCCATTACGCGGAGACTCCTTTAATGACGGCGAAATTTAGAACCAGGGCTTGGGACTGTGACACACCTGATACATTACTAATGATAATGTCAAAAGACCCTGCGGCCACAGCATGAACTCCCACCATGTATGTGTTGGCTGTACCCCCGCTGGCCAAGTTAACAACAACGACATCTGTTGCGGCCACCGTGGAGTTGTTGACAGTGAATGTAACTTCAACCGCCGCCGCAAGGGCAGCATTGCTCGTTGTGATTTGTCCAGTAGTTTTGTTTATGGTGACGGCAGTTGCCTTGCTAGTAATTTGCGTTACCGTGCCACCCGCTCCGGTTGAATAGCCGAGGCTATTGCTGGTCAGAACAGTGCCACTTGTAGAAATGTTGCCACTTGTAGAAATGTTACCGCTTGTAATTGCGGTGCCACTTACTTTTCCGGCAGTGCTAATTGTGGCTAGTTTTGTATCGGTAATGGCAGCAGATGCGTTAATGTCTGCATCAACAATGGCAGCTACTCCAGGGAGAATAGAGGCATAGGACAAATCTGTCCAAGCTAAAACGCCAGTGCCTATCTTGAATTTGCCCGTGTTGTTTTCGTGGCCCAGTTCTCCCGCCTGCAACGTAGGGTTGTTGGTAGTCCAGTTGGCGGCGGTGTCGTTACGCAGTTGAATGCGTTGAATAACGGTAGCCATTACGCAGGTGCTCCAAGGATGTAGATGGTGTCAAGACTTGCGGCTGCCAGAATTGCAGTCAACTCGTCCACATCAGCCTGTGTAAATGTACCAGTGCTGAGAATGGCGTCCATGCTGGCCTGGATTGCCACTTCATTCGGGCGATCTGCCTTTGCGTCACCGATGAGGGCGATGAACTCTGTTGCCAGCGTGTTCATCGGCAGTGATGCCATTGACTGCGTGCGGATCGAGGCATAGACCGCGCTGACCAGCAACCCATCCCAAAAAGTTACATAGTCGGGGTTAGGAGCAAGATATAAAGACTGGCAATATTCCAATGTCGCATCTAAGTAAACCGGAAAATCAACAAAAATGTAGTCAGTTGGAAGGTAGCTTTCAACTACGATAATGTTTTCAATCGTTTGATCGGGTCTTAATTTAACTGCTGTTTTAGTCATTAGAAAAACTCCACGACAGTTACATGGCCTCTATTGCCGTTAGAGGAAGAACTACCGGCCTCTGACCATCCTCCCACACCGAAACTTGCGGAGGAGCTTCCTATCGTACCGCCTAGGTTGTAAGTAGTAAGTCCCGAAGCACCATCGCCGGCAGGGTTAAAAGGTCCTCCAGGTTGCCCAGCCTGAAAAACCGGCGAGGTAAAAAATAAGCCGAAACTATACGCAGACCCACTATTTACTGTTGCGGCAGCGCCTGGGGTGATACCAGAACCATTATTACCGCCCGTACCTCCACCGCCCCCGGAATTGCTATTAGCCCCAGCGCCCCCAACACCACCGTTACCTGCGCGAGAAGCTGATCCGCCACCTCCACCTCCAAAAGTATTTCCACTTCCTCCCTGGCCACCTGTTGCATTAAAATCACCACCTGTTCCCACCCCACCAGTACCGCCAGCGGCTCCGTTCGGCACTCCAGCACTTGAAGGTACCGAGATAACACCACCAAAAGTAGTAGTTCCTCCCGCACTGCCGTTAGTGCCCCCGCCAAGACCTCCTGCGCCAATCACTACGGAATAACTACCTGCTAAAGGAGTGGTGAAGAGTTTTTCGGAGTAACCTCCACCGCCGCTGCCACCTTTCTTTTGTCCGGTAGAACCAGAAGTACCGCCTGTTGCGCCGTACACACAAGCGAGAAAACCAATACAACCAGCCGTGGGAACGTATGTAGCAGTGGCAGAAAATTGTTGAATAACGTAAGGAATTTGCCCTTGACCGTTAAGTACGTTCCACCCCACACCATCGCAAGTCAAAATAAGTTCTGCTCCCGCAGGCAAACCGAGAGTTCCGGGAAATTCACCAATCAGCGTGCCGGCTGAAGCTGTATCAATAGTTATAAAACTGGTAGATTTATTGACGATACCGAAAACATAACCTGCTGCAACTGTTGGAAGTGTTATGGTTATTCCTACAGTTGAAGTAACAAGTAAATCTCTGTCGTCACCGCTAGTTAAAATTTTGTTTGATGAAAGAGTTTGAACCGTTCCGAATAGAGCCTTTCCGCTATTTGGAAAGACAACTCCACCCGTTTCAAGTACAGCAATCGTTAGCCAGCCATTATTAGCCGCGTTGCGCTTTTTCCATATAGGGTTTACGCCAGCGGTATCAATCCAATCCTGAAATGCAACGGTTATTGCCGGAGCAGTATTACCACTGTTACTGCTAAACAGAGCCGCAAGATTAGTATTGATGTCTGCTCGTACCGTCGGAAACGGATTATTTTGAATGGTCTGGTCAGCTTGTGCCATTAGATTTCCCTCCCGTAACCGACAGCAGTGTAGGTGAAACTACGAATCACGGCTGCGTTAGCGTTGTCCTTAAATGCCACTGTAAACCCTGTCCGAGTGACTGCCGTCAGCGTAAAGAAGTCGCCAGTAGCCATGTTCGATGGGCTGATGGTCACATCAGGAGCCGCGTAGAAGGCGTCGGCATACGTCACATTATAAGTGCTACTGCCGCTGACGCTAGCTGTTTCGGTGCGTTGCTGTAGCTCAGCAGTGGCGCCAAGCGCGGTGATTGTCATGCTCACCTGTGGAGATTGAGTGTTTGCTTCCACCTTGAGCTGAATCCCACGACCGCGAACGATGGCATTGGCGTACTCGTTCCATTCGCCCCAAGTGGGGGTGCCTGCGGGATCATCGTTAGTGACGCGCACATAGGTGACGGCATTTACTTGATCGAGATCGCTGCCATCAAAATCACCCGTTTGTTCATCAAACAGTCCAGGCATGTCATCAAACAACAAACCAAAAGCAATAGGAAAACTAATAACACGCCGCCGCACATTGATGTCATACACTTGACCTAAGTCCAGGGTGTCTTCGTAAATATATTGACCGGAGAGTTTGATGTCAGTTGAAAAGCCGTCGCCAGCAGCATTACTGCCGCTAAGCGTATTCAAGGCAGCGTAATTAGTAGAAGCAGTGCCGCCTTGCGTTGTGTCTAAGCTGGCGTAATTAGTGTCAGCAGCGCCGCCAAGCAGGGATGAAGTGTAGTCTAAAACCAGTCCTGCATATTCACTGGCGTAATACATATCCGTACCGATGCCAGCAAACGGCGGGGTCTCGCTTTCCTCCGCCCAAGTCTTCACCAGTAACCGTGGCTGCGGCGTGGGTAGCACTGCCGGTATTGCAACAGGCGTAACCGAGCGCACGCCAGATTGATCGCGGAATGCAATGAAGTAGGTGCCTTCCAATAGCGGCACTTGCTTTTGGGTTTGGTTGCCTGCTGCTGCTTGCACGATGGAATTACTGGTGGCCCATTCCGCAGTGGGTAGTTGCTGTGGGTCATGACGCAGCAATACCTCACCACCAACCAGTACATCTAGGTCAGTTGCCAAATCCCACTGAATAATGGCGCTGCTTTCGTTGATAGGCACCAGGCTTACCCCGGTTACATTTGCTGGTGGTGCGCCAACACCGAGCACGGTTACGCTGAGTGTTGAGGGTGCGGAGCTAAGTATCAGCGTTGCGCTGATTGAATACACCTCAATTTCGTACACGCCGTCAGATACATCCTGTATCTCGTACACCGGACCGTATGTTTTTACTTCCTCCCAGTTGCTAAACTGCTCTCTCCACCTGACGCGGTATTCATTTATACCTCGTACCCCCTTCCAAGTCAGGGCTAGCTTTGTTGCTACACGACCGTTAAGGACATAAAACAACTCATCAGCAGTTAGATCGGTTGGTGCGTCCGGGGGTACGCTTAAGATCGAAATGCTGCGTGGTTGCAGGGGGTCACCGCTTTCCACATAAGCGTACTTGCTTGCGTCATAGCTAATCGCACTGACGCTGTAATTGATGCCATCCGCTTCACTGACACCGAGCACGCGCCACGTCGTTGGGCGCACTGCTGTGTTGTCCAGCAACCACATTGCGTTGGTTTGTGGGGCTGTACTAAAAGCTGTAGTTACCGTAATGTCAGTATTGCTTACACTAGAAATAGTGCGATTTTCAATGATTCCATCGGGAAGCACCACGCTTAGCGTGCCTTCCGTCGGCAAGTCTGTGGCGTCATCGACTGTCACTACAGTAGTCGTAGCGGTGTTAATCCGCCCTGCACGTCGCACACCAGCTTTTACAGGGTCGGCAATTTCAATAATTGCCCCAGGTCGAACAACAATGCCGTTGTCTATAGATGTGGTAAACGAAACTACTTCTCCTTCATAGCGTTCGGAGTACAAAAGCCACCGACCGAGGCGGTTGGCTTGCGACCTACTGGTACAGGCAAACGCACTGACTTCTTTTGTAACTACACCGTACTTCGCAACGCTCTCAAGGTCTTCAACTACTTCACGGTCGATATCGCCAAGCTCCAGATTTAGCCAACCTACGACAACAACAGTGGCTCGTGTCTTAAGGCTGCTGCCTTCGTAGTTAAAACCTTGTTCGGTGACATTGGCAAGGGTAAATAATCCGGTTGAATCAGCCGGACGATCCTGCATGACGTTCAGAGATCCAGCTGCCCAAAACGGCATGGCTCGAAACACGGAGCACATGTCGTTTACGACTTTGTACGCTTCCTCCTGCGTCTGAATGTTGACGTTGCAACTAAAACGGGGTTCCAACGTCGGACTGTTTAGCCCCGTTGGCACCAGCTCGTTGCAGTATTTACTGGCCTGGAAAAAGCTCCACTTGTCTAGCGACGACTCCTGGATGTGGTCTCCTAGTCCTATACGGGAGCTGGTCAGCAGATCCCACAAAATCCATGCTGGATCAGTTGTCCATGCTGCTGCACCGAACACACCAGTCCACACTCCGGCGTAAGTGAGGCGTCCGGTGTTGATGTCTACGGTCGCATTGTTGGGGATGCGTACTTTGATGCCACGAATTTTGTAACTACGACTTGGAATGCTGCTGAACTGCTCTGCGTCAATACGCAATGCAACGTATGCACTGTTGGGGTAACGCAGTTTTTGGTAGATCAGCTCTGTGTAACTGAACCAGCTAAATGCGTTTGACAGTTTTACGGTAGTGCTGTCTGGCGTAATTCGTGTTACGCGGATGTCAACGGGAAAAGCACCAGTTAAATTGATAAGGTAATCTCGCTGGTACAGATCGGATGTACGACCTTTAATCGTGTCGTCAATAACCGTTGTAAAGCCGCCGTTGTTGTACTGAACTGCAATCTGCAGGTTAATTTCAGCTCCGACAATGTCGCCCTTTTTTGTTACTTCTTGTAGTATCGGTACATTGATTGTGATGCGAGCGGCGTCTACATTGGTATCTGTAATAGTCCGCGTGATAGGTAGCCCTTCTAGCACGTCTGAACCAACTGCTACTTCCTCTTCAACGGCATCAAAACCTGGAACATAGTCCTGGTCTTGCGTACCAAAACGAGGCGAGTACGTTACATTTGTAAAATTAAAGTCTGAGTCCTGAGGCTCAGTGTTGCTGGCACCCGCTCGCAACACCGCTGTTTTATTAAAAAATATGTCCTTTAGTGAAGCATTTGTGTAGGCAGTAGTGCCCTTTGTAAGGCCAAGTTTTGAAGGCGTTGAAAATCCTTCGATCTCGCCTTCGCTCAGCAGCTCGATGATTTTTGCGTAAGCTGTCGAGTCCAGGTTGTCCTTGGCTTCTTTGGCTTTGCGCCCACCAGCGCCAGCCTTACCTTTGCCACCACCACCACCAGCGCCAAAGATGCTCATGCCGCTACCTGCACAATGTCGATGCCCGCGCTAACCACAACGCTGCCGACAAGTGTTTCACCGTAAACAGCCGGAACGGGCAGACCAGCGCGAGTGGTGTTTTGAACGCCGCTGAAACTAAAGCTCTTACGTGGATCGCCCTCGTCTTTGCTCGTGGATGGTGTTGGGGTTAGAAGTTGAGCGATGCCGCCCAGAATCAAACTAGCGCCTAACAAAGCGACGGTAACACTACCGCTTGCGGCACCTGCTGCTGTGCCAAAACTTCCTGCTATACCGGCCCAAGCGCCTGCACCAAAACTAACAAAAGACAGGGCAACAAGTGCCACGCCCAAAATGATCCTTCCCACTGCGCCAGCACCAGTCACCACGGGCACAAAACTGATCGGTGCGGCACCAGCCGGGTGGTGAATTTCTTCGAGATCGAGATCGTAGGTGCCAACACTGACTCGGTAGTGTTGGTCGGCCATGTGCTGTTCCACTTCCGGCCAGTTGGCCACCAAGAAGCGCACTGCTTCAGCCGCCGTGGCGACATCCGCTTCAAGCACACGATGACCGATGAACTTGGCGAGTTTGCCGTACAGCTTGATCTTACGCAGCATGACGCAACCTCCTTCCAGTGCATTTTAGTAGCCAACCGCCGTAAAGGTCACGGCTACTCAGTCGGCCCTGCAGATGGTGCAGTACTATTTGGTCCCCTAGGTACACGGCGCAGTGATTTAACCCACTGCTAAAAACGCTCATAAACAACAGATCGCCTGGTTCCAGTTCTTCGTCCTCGGCTAATTCTCGAAAGCCGGTCTCCTTCCAGCACCGGTCAAAATACGGTGCCGCCTGGAACTCCTCAGGGTCAGCGCAGCGTTCCCAGTCTCGAAGCATGATTCCGTTCTCGGCATACCAGTCACGCGCCAGTGTCCAGCAATCGTGAACGGCCCATGTCCATTGACGACCGATCAGTGGTGCCTTGTACCCGCAAGGCTCGCAACTTGCCCAGGCTTCCGTTTTGGGGTTGACGATGTGCCAGGGCAAACCGCTTGATTCGCAGGCAGCACGATCAGCAGGTGATGGGTGCGGCGGAGTGATCGGATGGCTGTGGATGATTGCAATGATCTCACCCGCATCCTCAGCGGCGGCCCAGTCATCAGGTGCCAACGCAAAAAATTGATCGGGACTGGTCGCTAGGTTGCGACACGGCCAGTACTTTTTGCGTCCTTTGACCACTACAAGCAAGCCACATGCTTCACGCGGATCTTCCGCTTTGGCGTGTTCTAGTGCCTTTGCTTGCCAGATCATGAGGATGCCGATCCAACACCAGGGAAACTACCGTAGGGCAATTCGGAGTTCGTGCCAAATCTTACTTGGCAACTGGACAGTCGCTTGCTGCATACATCTAGAGCTGCGCTGCCAACCGGGTCATCGTTGGAATCAAAGTAATTGGTGCCGATGTAACCGCACTCGGGGGAGCGATACACCCACTGACAAACGTTGGCAATGCACTGACGTTTGGGTAGCCTGACGCCAGCAAGATCGAAAACACTGGCCAGCTCGAACTCTACGACTTCACGGTTTTCGGCGCTCTTGCGGTCGATGTAATAAATTTCTCGGGGGAATTCAGCAAAAATATCTTCAGTTGGGTTGAGTGGTTCAATCAATATCGAGCCGTCATCTTCCAGTAACAAGGAAAAGCTGTCTTCTGTTAATACAATGTCGCCACTTGCGGGAAAGTTTATTGCGTCTAGGTATCGCGCCAGTGTGCGGATGCGCGTTACCTTTGCTGCCTCTAGACCATTGGGCAAGCTCAGGAGGATGGCAGTAATTGTGCCGAGGATGTTGCTGACCCGGAGTTTGGGGCGAGGTAGCGTTCCTTTTCCGCTGTACTCAAACCCATCGGCTTCTACAGGGAAACGTAGGTAGGCATTGCCTTGCCATACGACCTCGCCGTTATTGACTAAACTTGTGCCTGCATGGAAGCGGTAAATTTCGCTTGTGCCGTGGATATTGGCAAACAGTTGAAGTTCGAATAATTCGATGATGGCGCTTGGGTTGGGCCCTTGAAGGTCGCCCGCAATAATGGACACTGCCATCCAAGTGACAGTGCCGTCCTCGACAATGTTGCCAACGATGGTCGGCCAAAACGGTTCAGTTGCACCAGTCGTGCCCGCTACTGTGCAACGAAAGAAAAAGCCGGTGCCCGGACTGGTTACAGCCTGGACAACATCACCTACGACATAGGCTGCAGTGGCTTGCCAGATGGGCACGCTCATGGTGCGACTGCCTCAAAGGTGTTTGCTTGAGCGTTCATTACTTGCACTTTAAGATCCAGCATCCGGGAATGGCGCCTAACGGCTAAGGGATAGCCGCTGCGATGGCGTTTATGAGCGTGGTTACGCGGGCATCTAGCAGCGCGAGGTCTAGGTTTTCGCCGATGCAGTAGAAGGCTAGGCGGCAGTCGCCGTAGGCGTCATATATGCCAGTATTACGCCGTCTAGCATATATACCTTGATTTGCGTGCGTGACTCCCGAAGAAGCTATGTTCGCGGTTTCGTTGACTCCTGCGCGACGATACACGAAGGAAACTGAGGCATTTCTGGACACTCCCCTAAAACCAGCGGTAGTGGTATTGCTTGGAGTAAAAGTGGTAACGCTTGATTGGTATAGTCGTGCCCCTCTTGTACTTAAGTACGATCCGCTAGCGCTAGTATCCCCATACCCGCCGACTGCAATACCCACTGAGTCTACAGTGCTGAAAAACCCAGCAATATGGCAATTATTTTGAAGCAAAGTAGGAAAAGCGTAGTTGCTATCCAAATACTTCGTACTTCCATCCCCCACCAACCCTGTCTTGCGGTCATAATCGGCTGTTGAACCAGGGAAAGTTTGTGTAGGTGGAGTGAAGTTGGCGGTGTAGCGAGCGACGCCTTTAGTTACTCGGAGGTCGTCTATATAGCCCTGGAACGCCGTGCCGACGCCGCCTGATTCACCATTTACCGTTCCAACGGTGGTGACGGGGTTGGTGGACGGACGAACGAGTGTTTGAGAGGCAATGAGCTGTACTACGCCATTGACTGCGACGTACACGTTCGTACCAGATACTGAAACAGCAATGTGTGACCATGTGGATAGAGCTACTGCTGCCGCTGTTTCCACACCCTGTGACGAAGACCCGTTCCACCATAGAACGCTGATTTTTCCACTGTTGGCGGCAAGCTGTATGAGTAAATGAATTCCGTTGGTTCCATTAAACCCCACTGTGCCACCGCCGGCTGCATATATACGCATTCCAGAGGCTTTGAAAGCAGTGGGATAGATCCAAGCCTCGACGGTAAATGAACTGCCTATTAGGTCTAAACTAAGGTTATACGCACTTGACAAAAAGTCTCCATTGCCATCAAACAGCCCACTACCCCCGCCAAACTTGCTCTGTGCAGTGTTGATCTGTGCATTGCCAAACGTCGTTACGGTTAGCGCATTACTACTGCTATCTGTAAAAGTAGTGCTTCCATTTGTGCCATTCATACGCAGCAGCAACGATACGTTCGCCCAATAGGGGTCAGCGTCACCCCAGAAGTTGAAGTTAGTCGGCGCAGTACCTACCAGCGGCACCAGCGCACCACTCAGCGTGCGGGCACCAGCAAGGATGCAGGATGCCTTGATGGCATTCCAAATACCATCTGCTCTGCAGCCAGCTACAAAATTAGTAATGGCTGTTTTAACGCCAGACTCTAGTGCCTGGCCATCAGCGGCTTCTACAGCCGCAATGTAAGCACCAGCCAGCTGAACGCTCAATGCCGCCGGCTGCCCATTCAAGGCGTAAGTGCCAGTATCAGCAAGCAGCACAGTAATAGTAGTAATAAGAAACTCTGCCGGCAATCCGGTTAGCGCGTAAATGCCAGTGGTGACAGGCAAAGCAAGACTACCAGAAATAGGAGATGCTTCGAATACTTGCCGAAAGGTAGCGTTAACTGTAGATACATCATCGGTTAGTATTTCTTTAGTCCATTGATCGCATACCCACCTGTACGTTGTATTACTGTCAGGGGGTGTCCATTCAAAACTGGCCGCATCTTCAGCGCGTGCATCTAAAAATGTTTCAACGGTAATAATATTCGCCGTTGTACCAGTAAAAGTAAGGGACCACTCTTTAGGGTTCTGATTAAGTCCGAACGTGACGCGCTGTTCGTAATCACCGCTTCCCTGAAATTTGGCGGTCCTAATAAGGGGTCTACTGCTTTTAACGGCGCTGTAAACAGGGTCAATCGGAGGGAAGCTGGCCATTACTCTTCTACTTGGCGGAACGTGGTACGCAGGACAGCTCGACCGGGATTGTCTATGGATTTTGTCCAGTCACTGCAAACCCACTTGTAGCTGGTGTTGGTGTCAGGTGGGGTCCATTCAAACGACTCCGTGCCACCACGCGCATCCCAGAAAGCCTCGATTTCATCCGATACTTCTTCGGTTACGTTCCACTCCAGGGTCCACTCTTTAAGGTTTGAGTGGAGCCCGAACTGGAGCCGCTGTTCGTAGCCGTCACCAAATTTGGTGGTACGAATGGCGGGGGCACTGCTTTTACTGGCGCCAACTCGGGGTTTGTAGTCGGGAAAGGTAGCCATTAGCGTGAAAGAAGACCGCCGGGCCGTTGCTGCTTAACTAACTCCGACTGTACCGCAGCACTGATGAGTCGGCCCAGTTGTTTGCCTTCACTTTCGTTGCCTTCGACGCTGGTGCCCTTGGCATCTACGTTGACGACTACGTTTACGTCTCCGCCGCCGCCCATCTTGTCGTTGGGGACGATGGTACCACTGCGACCGGGCACGAACAACTCGGGACCACGCTCGCCCACCATGTAAGAGGTTCCGCCTGCGACGGAACCTCCTGCAGCTCTAAAACCACCGAAAGCGGCGGCGGGATTAAATGCAACCGTACTTCCAGCACCAAAAGAACTGGAAAAATTATTTACACCAGAAGGAAAAATACTACTGACCCCGGGAAGCAAACTCTGCGCTAACCCAATTACCTGCATTTGTAACCATTTAGTTATCATTTGCGTTGCCATATCAGCAAAAGAATCCGCAACAGAACTGAAAAAATTAGCGAGAGCCTGTTGTGCTGTTAGTGTACCGTCAATAATACCTTTGAAAGAGTTACCAAACGCTTGTCCAATACTTTCGGCGGCAAAAGCAACTTGATTTTCAATTTTAGTTAGTTCTTCTAATTGTGTTTTAATTTTTTCGTATTCTTCCCCAAGAAACCCTTGTGTTAATCCGGGCATCAAATTTAGATCTGTTCTAAACGTGCCTGTAGCACCGGAGCCACCGAATGCGGCAGTACGTGCTTCTCTTGCCAAGCGTGCAAGGGCATCTGTGATGCCGTAGCGTTCTTTGAATATGCGGTTCAGGTCTTCCTCGTACTGAATCTGATCTTCAGTACGGTCAAGTTCCAGTAATTGCAAACGCAGCGTATATTCGGCACGTCCAATTTTACCGGCCTCAAAATTTTTCTGGATAACAGCCTGCTTGCTACCAATATCCAGTAGACGGATACTGGACTGTATTTGTGCTTCTAGTTCGTAGTTTTGGTCGGCGCGTGCGTCGATTAAACTTTTTTCTAAACCTACACCTTCGGTGCGGATGCGAATTTCTTCCTGTAGTTGTTTAAGTAAAGCATCTAAACGTTGCTTTTCTTCAGCAGCTGTGTCTATTTTTGGTTTTGTATTATTACCATTAGACGGAGGTAGTTGACCTAAACCTGTTACATCTATAGGTTTAATTGGTTCCGGCTTTTCGAGTGTCGTCATAAAGCCACTCCGTAATGTTTCGTAACGTGCTTTTTGGGTGGGATTTAATGCAACAGTACCGCCTCTGGCCAGCGTGTTATTAACTACGACAGGCTGAGAAACTCTTCCTCCCATGCGTTTAGTACGCAGTTCTGGGAATTCTTTCACTAATTGAGCACCCGCTCTGGCTGATGCAATAACATCGTTTTCTGTACCGCCACTGAACATACGCGCTACAGCACTTACACCTTGTGCGGCAAGTTGAATAATTCCTGCAATTTTATCGGCTAACCATTCAAAAGCAGGCGACAATGCTTTAACGATAGCACCAGCTAAGTCCTGGAACGCACCACCTAAATTTCTAGTTTCCTTACCTAGTCGTGTAAAACCGTTTTCTGTTCTTGTTGTAGCCTCAACACCTCTATTACCTACTTCAACAAGCGTGTCGGTTAGATCTTGTATAGAGATTTTTCCGTCTTTTGCCATTTGCAGCAGTTCGCTGCGACTGACTTTGTACTTATCAGCAAGAGCTTGCTGAATTGGAATACCTTGACTCGTTAATTGATTGAGTGTTGCTTGGGTTACTTTGCCGGACTCAAGAGCAGATGTAAAGGCATTAGTAACTTTGTCAATAGTACCGCCGTACTTTTCGGTGAGTGTACTGACAAGTTTGATAGATTCGGCTTGAGCCTCAATGTCAAGTCCCAGACCTCGGATGTTTTGGACGGATGCCTGGAATTTGTCAAACTCTCTTCCAGATTGTTTGAAGGCTTGTTCGAGAATTTTTGTTTGTTGTGCAGAAAAGCCGATGTCTTCGCCTAGTTTTTTGACGACATTACCCTTAGCGGCAATGTCACCAAGTATGGTGCCGATCAAGGAACCGGCAAAACTACCGCCGGGTCCGAGCAATCCCCCGGCTAGACCGCCGATAGCACCACCTGCAGCAGCTCCACCGCTTTGACCGAAAAGCAACGGGAAAGCACCACCAATAGCTGCGCCGCTGAGTGCCCCTGGAATTCTTGCGCCGATTGCAGCTCTACCTCTTCTTTGGGCGCCAGGGAACATCGACTGTAATCGACCACCAGGCATCAGATTTACAGGGCCGTCCGTAGGGAATTGCCTAGTAAAGGCTGCTGTACCCGGTTGTCTGCCTCTTCCTAATTCACTTGCCGGAGGAAGTAGACCTGCAATGCTTTGTCTACCTCTTCTTGTTCCACCTGCCGGAGGAAGTAGACCTGCAATTCCCCGTCCACCGGGAAGTAAGCCAGCGACTCTTTGCGGCGACAGCAGACCGATTATGTTACTTACACCGGCATTAAAACGTACAAAATTACTTATAGTTCCTTCTGCTGCGGCTGTAAGTTTATTTAGAGCAGCTGTATAACGGGCATTGGCAGCATTTTGTTTGTCGATTGCCCGTGCCGCTGTTTCGGCAATTTGAAAATAATTAACTGTGGCTTCTCCGGCAGCAGGTAAAGCCTTAAATCGACGTCCCTCTCCTGCTATACGTGTAAATTGTGCGGTTGTGCCTTCTGCAGCGGCGGCTAAGCGTGCATAAGCACTGTCTATACGGGCTGCTTTTTGCTCAGAACGCCGAAAAGGCCCGGAAGCTGCCTGTTCCGGTAGTAATCCGGCGGACCTACTACCACTTAAAGTGCGTTCACCGCTTTTCCGTACACTCGAAGCAAAAGCAAAACTACGCCGTACTTGTTGATCAAACTCAACAGCTAAACGAATAGATTCTTGTAGTCCTTTATTGTATTCTTTACGGGCAGCTATTAGTTTGCGTTCTTGCGCGACAAAAAAATTACTTCTCTGTAATTGCGTATTACTGAACCCGATATTTTGGTTAGCTAGGCGTTCTACTACGGCTGAAACCTGCTGAAGTTTTTGTTTTAACGCTTCAATCTGGTTAGCGCCTTTTACGGCAATCTCAATATCAGCTCTGTAAGCCACGGCGCCATGCCACAGTCTGGTAATTCAGTTTACGCGATAAAAAGCCGCCGGGTTAGCGGCGGCGTTTGGCTTTTTCGATTTCCTTTTGCTGGTCTTCGTTCAGGATCTGGAAATAGGCGCTCCAGCCAAGCAACTCTTCGGCGGTCATTGTCGTCCGTACTTCGGTAAGACTTAGGCCCAGCTCCTTGGCAACGCCAAACTGGAGCATGAGCCAGTTGTCTTTACGAAGTTCGGTGGCTAGGGCTTTGGGTCGATGGGCTCGGAGTCGTCGGTAAGGATTGCCAGCATCAGCGTCTGGAGATCCTTGTCCTTGACTTCGTTCTTCAGGACGTCAATCTCGCCAGGGGCAAACAGCTTGGTACCGTTTTCGTCCAGGGCCTTAGTAATCAGCAGCTGGAGAGCAAAGGCGTTGGCATCGTCCGACTTAGCTTGTTTCTGGGCGCGTTCGCGCTCGGCCATGGTCAGCGGGCTAACCCACATCTCGAACGTGCTGCCATCGCTCAGTTCGACTACCTTTTTGGCAGGCTCCAGATTGGCGGCCTTACGCAGGCGTTCGATTGCGCTTAGTGCGGCAGGCATGGAAACTTCTAGAGAAGACGTGTTTAGTGTAACGCAGTAGCAATAAAAAAGCCCCGGCATAACCGGGGCCAGTTTGTTTTAGGGGACTGACCAGACTATCAGGACTTGCTGAGGTCGAAGGTCGGGGCCTCACTGGGACGGAACGCGATTGCCACGCTCTGACCGTCGTCGGGGTTCACCGACAGGCTGGCAGACGTCAGGATCACAGGCACAGTGATCGAACGGCTGGCAGTCTCGTTGACGGTGCCGCTGGCAACAACGCGGTCGATGTACAGCTTCATCGTGGCGCCGCTTTGCTGGCGTTGGATCACGTCCTCGATCATTCGGCTGGCCAGACTGGTGTCATCATCGGTGGTGTACACCGTGGCAGAACCAGAGCCATCCGCGAAACCGGGGATGTAAGCACGGAAAGACGTGTACTGGCCAACTTCCTGACCAATCGTGGTCACGTCGATCTCGCTGCGAGTGATCTCGAAGCTCCACTCACGCACGGACCCCACAACCACGGGGGCGGTGTAGGTGATGCTGGCGAAGTTGGCGCCAAAACCGGAAGGGAGCGCAGTTGCGGTCACCGCAGAACCACCAGCAGTCGTGCTGAGGGTCATGATGCCGGTGGAGGCAACGTAGGTCTTGACGAAATACGGACCAGCGGGAATAGCGTTGGTGGTGGTGGCGCCGACGGGGTAAGCCAGGGTCACAGGGTCATTGACCTTGAAGCCGAGGTAAGAACCGACGGTGATGTTGGAGCCAGTTGCAGGAAATGCACTAGCAGCCAAAGTGGTGACAGAAGTTCCGGCAGGGGAGTAATACAGGGCGCCGGAAGTGCCCGAGAGAACGGTGGCCATAGGGACTTACCAAAGGAATGGACAGTGGGGCGGGCACTGCCCGGCTTATAACAGAATAGCAACAGTCTTCAGGTAAGGACTGTCGCCACCCAATTAGTGTCAATCCGACCCACAAAATGCGGGCTTTCTTCAGTAGACGAGAACGTGGGGCCGTTGATTTCACCTAAACGCATGAACGTGCCGCTGTTTGTCTTAGCAGTGTTGTTGAGCGTCTCCAGTACGTTTACGGCGGTGGTTAGCAGGACTTGGTTGCGGGCGGGACCACGGCCTTTTTCCGTGAAAATGCGGATGACAAGGGCACCACGAGCATTGTCTACGCTGCTGGTCAGTGTGGGTTCATTTGTGATACCAAAGGTGATGTTGATTCGGACGTACTCGGTGGTGGTATTGGGTGGGACGGCTGTGATGTTGTCAAAGTAGACCGGCACAGCAGGCACCAGTGCGCCAAATGCCGACAGCAGGGGATTCTCGATTGATGCCCGAATTGCTTGGTAGTTCATCCGAATCTCCGGCGCAGTGCAGAATCCATTTCAATACGGACAGCTCTATCTAGTTTGGCACTTGCATAGTCTGCAAACCAATCAAGAGGTGCTGTGCGACTAGAGTTAAGACCCTCCGTACCCCCGCCGGTTTGCCCTCGGGCGCTTACATTACTACGCGGACCTTCTATTTTCCACTTACTCCGGCCTAAGGCAGTCTGAGGTGTAGCTGTTTTACGACGGGCATAATACGCACGATCATGCTCCACAGCATCGATAGCCTCCAAAGCGTGCGGGGAAAAATTGGATATTGTCAGGATGGGGTCTTTTAGTATTTGACCTGCGGTAGCTTCACGTCCTGTCACAGAAGGGGCTCTTATTAGTTGGGGCTCGCCAGCTGCACCTGTACCTTGAAAAGTGCGCGATGCTGTGCGAATTTCCCAAGAGTTTGAAAACTGGCCGCTCCAGCTGGGCCCGGCTTGTTGTAGTTCACGTACAACACGTTCGGCTGCAGCGCGTTGTCCATTAGCAATACTGGTACCCGCAACACGGTCTAAATCCTCAGCTAAATCTTTGAGGACTTTGAAACCTTTGGATAAATTAAAACGGGCCATTATTGGGGCCTCGCTATGAGGGTGTGGAGGACTGGGTTGTCGCCGCGATAGCTGGTGATGGCGACGATCTTGGCCTCGCGGATGACGCCATCCTGGGTGTACTGGATGCGGTCGGCCTCGGTGGGGTAGTACGTTCCAAGCTCGGCGGTACCAATAATGACTTTGAGGTCGGTGGTTTGGTAGAGGCCCTCGGATTCGCGTGGCGTTAGTCGGGTGATGACACCCTTGATCGCTACTGAAACGTCGGCTCCATTCACGCTTCCCGTGGTTGGGTTGTAGAAGCGCGGTGTAGAACTTTTTATGTACGTGAGATCCTGGCCCCATTGCTGTAAAAGCGGGCCCGGTAATGCGCTAAAAACAGTGTCGATCTGGCTCATCAGCTTCTATACAGGCGGATGGGAGAAGGCCCGGTCACGCCCTTAGCCCAGCACTTCAGGAAACTACGGAGCCAGGGCAAGGCGTCGGTGATGCTCTGGAGGGATTCGACCTCGCCTTGGCCGCGATACTTGACGCGCAGTTCGCCCAGTTCCACCTCGTCGTAACTACCGGGGGCCGTCACGATGCCACGCAGCATTGTGGGGTTACGGAGGAGGGCCAAGGCGGCCTCACAGGTGGCGTCCTTGATCTCTCGGGGGATGAAGGCCGCAGTGGCTTCTACACCGTCACAGGTGACGTCTGTGCGGGGCCATTTCAACGCTTGGGTGGTGGCGGAACGGTCGCCGTAAAACTCCACCGTGTCGAGCCAGCTCGTTGCCGTAATCAGTGCGGCGGCCTTGTTGTCGGCAGTCGCAGCAGTCCAATCGCTTGCGTCGAGGCGGTTGTCGAAATACGTCGTGGCGTCCGCAACCGTGATGTACGAGTTGGAACTAGCTCCAGCAAGAGTGGCGACGAGGATAGGGGCCATACAGGTTAATCCTCGTTCGCTACGTACAGCATTTAGATGTTACCTCCAGTGTAGGTCACCCAAACAGATGAGAAGCGGGCCCGTTACGTCGCGGGGGCTTGGGGACTTTTTTGAACTGGGGCAACTCCTTCACCATGTAGACGTTGGCGCCAGTCATCTCTAATTCAGCGAGACGGTCCTCATAGCGGGCGTGGGGCAAGTCTTCGTACCAGTGGCGGTTATCCTGTGATATGTAGAAGCGCACTAATTTCATGCCTGCCCGGAAAGCCGTTGACTCCGATGTCAGCGTAGAGAAGACTAAGCCCGGTTTTGAACCCGGTCCCGAAGTGCGCCAGTTGGAGCCGGTGGCACTGGAGATTCGTCGTCTTCGGGAGGAAGATGGCCTCAACATCACCGAAATCGGTGAAAAACTGCAGGTCAGCTACGACGTGATTAACCAGCTCATGCTCCAGTCGTACAAGAGTGTGATGAACACCCCGGTAGTGTTTGAAGCGCAAGAAAAGATTCGACTGGGCCTTGGTTGAGCGGACATAAAAAAGGGGCCCCGAAGGGCCCCGATTTTGTTTGATAGACCGCTTATCAGGCGTAAGCGGTGGTATCGAACGGGGTGTTGACCAGCAGACGTGCGATGGGCACTTGCTTGGTGCTGGAGTACACGAGGTTCCAGCTGGCGGTAGCGGCAAGGTTGCCAGCACCGGAGGTGTTGTCGGGGTTGTCGCCAGCGGCGGCCCACTTGGTGCCGGTGATGTGGTAACCGTAGTGGTAATCCACAGCCAGAACATCCTGCATGGACAGGATGTTGCGGTCGGCAGCCAGACGGAGATCCTGTTGGATGCCCTCAGAAACCACACCACTCTTGAAGAGGTAGATGGGGTACTTTTTGGCGTGGGTGGCGGTACCGCCGGTCAGAGCGACGAGTTGGTCGTCGATCACAACACGGAGGCCAGCGAAATAAGCAGCTTCGGTTTGGGTCACGCCCACACCGCCGCCGCCCCAAACCACAGCACCACCAGTGGACAGAGCAGAGGTGCTGAAGGTCAGCATCCCAACCTGTTGCAGGTAGTAAGCCACGTTCGAGTGCATGGCAATCGAGTCAAGCTCGTCACCACGCTCGCCCAGCTTCACCTTGGTGCCAACGACGTTGGCGACGTTCAGGAAGTTGGCCTCACCCATCGAACCGGGGATACCAGCGAAGGTCTTGTCCAGTTGGTTGGGGCCAAGGACACCAGCGCCGGAAATACCGCCGAACAGACCCAGGAGTTGGGCAGCCAGGGTGGCGGTCTTGAGCTTGTTGATCGCAGCCGTCAGTTGGTTGCGGACGTGGGCCAGGGGATCGGCGCCAGAACCGAGCTTGCTCAGGTCGTCTGCCGCGTAGGCGAAGCCCCGGTGCAGGATCGTCATGATCTGCTCGTCGGCAGTCACGTTCGCGGGAACGAGATAGCCGCCGCCGCCACCCCAGGTCGAGGTGCTCAGAATTTGAGTCTCGGTGGGGGCAATCGGATCGAAGAAGGGCACCCGGACACGGGTACCACCAGCGCGGGCATCGAGGGCAGCATTGCGCTGCACAATGCCGGATTGGATCCACTTCGACTGCTCGAAGATACCTTCAGCGGTGTACTGAAGGAATTCGGGACGGGTGACGAGGTTCGTGAGGAACGTTCCCCCCGAATAGTTTCCACTAAATGCGGACATGAATTAGCTCCAGTGAGGTTTGTAGGGGTGCCCCACAGGGGCTAGGCGCCAGCTTCTGATTTCAGAAGACGGGCCATATCAGGGTTTTCGGCCAGCATCATCATTTGCTGGGTGACGTTCCAGGCTTCCTTAGACCAAGGATTGGCCTGACCTGGGACGGCGGTGGAACGGGCACTGCTCGTTACACCCATACCGGAACGATTACTTGCAGCAAAATGATGCTCGTAACCGCTGCCCGGATTTTTCAAGTTAGCGATGTAATCGCTAATCGGAACTTCCACGCCGCCGGCAACAGCCACAGGCTGTCCTTCTTTGGCGCGTAGGTTCTCCTGCAATAAACGATACAGCTGATCCGGTGCTAATGCACCAGCTTGGGAAAGTTGGGCGATGGCACCAGCTCGGAGCTGTTCTTGTGTAAATCCTTGGCGGATTTGCTCCACCTCGGATTCCTT